GCCCAGCCGATAAAGCACCACTATTAGTCCGATTACTGGCTATTGCTGCCGCTACTTTTTGAGTAGGTATAGCCACTGTGCCACCAAGAGCATAATACAACCATCGAGCACTGTGCATGGCTATCTCAAATGAACCACCCTCATAGGTGAACTTACCCGGAGCCTGTACTGCTACATCTCGACCAAGCCCAACCACATGATAGCGCTTGATGTCAGCCTTGGTCTCAGGAAGTGTCACAGTACCTGCCAGACCAAGGAACTGGTCAGTGAGTACGAGTTCTGATGAAGAAGCAGCCTCTGTGTTCCAATTCATATTCGTCTCATCTGTGTTTATGGTAGGAACACCGAAAGAGTCGATTATCATACTATCATTGGCAACAGATGCCCCTACTGCACCAGATGTATTTCCTTTCAATTCTGGTGTAACTTTGATAGTGGTCGCTGTGTTTGCAACAATCGTGTACACATGCCCATGATTCGCATAATCATCTAATGCGTAGTAACTACTGGTACCATTTCCTATGAAACGCACACGTGCTCCTACAAGCATGTTGTTAGGATATTTCAACTCAACACTACTGTTAGAAGTTAAAGTAGTGGCCATAGACGGGTTCCCAGAAAAAGTGATTGTAGTAGTACCATCGGCTGCTGCATTAGAAGCAGTGAAAATTAAACCAGTGGGTTTAGCGTAATCCAAAACAAGCCCAGTCTCGTGGCCGAACGTCACCTCTGCGAGGTCCCCTTTATACACAGTCGATGGCATATCAGTTCCTCTCAGAGTGGGTCAGCATTTCAATTCTACGGTATTTCTTCTGCAAATGTGATAATCTCACTTGAAAAGTAATGCGAAACAGTTTCTTGGTCCTGTCTGACAAATCAGTGCGTGATTTGAACAACAATCTGTCGTAGTTTTCCCCATCCCCTTTGCGTTTTGTATGAACAAGTCGCCTCAACTCATTCTCAAGTTTACGCAAACGTCCCCTACTATGAATGGAGCGGACATCTACAGTCATATTGATGCGAGTTGTGACGAAATCATAGAACAATTCAGGGGCTTCTTCATTGTGAGCAGTCTCATACAAGAGCACGTAATCGTTTCTTTGGAGGTCAATCCTCTTTCCACGCTCTGGTGTGACCTCTGCGATGTCTTGAATGATAGGTTTGAGGTTGTCAGTATTACCACGATTCCAATCATCAAGAACTCCCAATAAGGCAGGAATACTCTCTAATGCNGCAGATACCATATTATCACATCAGAAGTTTGCGCAATTCTCCCTGTAGATAATTGGACAACTTTCGCACTTCCATGTTAGTATTGAACATTTGCAAACGAACATTCTTTTCAACCCGCTCCATTTCTGTTTCAGTTAATTCCCTCTCAGGTCCTACGGATTGTAATGCTTCTTTCTCAATTTGTAAAAGGCGTTCATATTTATTTTTAGGGGCACTTGTCAACTCATCAATGACGTTTTCTGGCCATCCTTGTTCATTCATAGGATTGATGACATCAGCCAACTTCTGAAAATCCCTTCTAAATTGTAGAGGTTGCAACTCAACATATTTGACAGGGTCAAACAACCTTGGGTCTTCAATCATGCGGTTTATTTCAGGATGAGTCGTCACTCAAACACCACCATCTCAGTATAACGTAAAAGTGTGGTTTCAGCGTCTTGTCTCCACATCGCAATTTTGTTAGCCAAAGGAACATTTTGACTTCCTTCAGGTATGAGCACACTTCTATCATCACTCATGAGTAATTCGCAAGCCACTAACTTAGTACAGGCATCCTCAATGGCCTTCTCCAGATATCGCTCACCATAAATGTAAGATGCCTTGACTGCATTCCACTCAAAGAAAGGATATGAGTTATTGAAGTACACAATACCTGACTCTGGGTCCAACCACCAATCACGAAGACGGGCGTGGTCCCCAACACTTGTACCTCCTTGGAAATCAACTTGGAACTTGGTTTGTGTTGCAGTTGTTCCCGAGGTATTGAGAGTAGTCAAAGGAGTGCCGCTTACATTTGCACAACCTGTAAAGGATGTAGCAGTTGTTCCTGTGTAAGATAGAACCTCTTGACCGACCTGAATAAGCCCTCCCGATTCCACAAAACCACTCGTGCTTGCCACGTTCACAGTTGTGCTCGAAACTGAGGTGCTAGTTGTGCTCTCATTTGAACCTCCACTAATGGTCAATCCTGTAGTATCGGTAGTGGCCACTGTACAAGTTTCACCAGAAGCACCATCTCGCATAGATGTGATTTTGATTTTCCCACCACCATAGTCTGAGTTGGCCGTTGCAAGGAATTCATTGTCCACGGCTACATTATCTGTGGAACCTTCTAATGTGAAGTTTGCGCTAAACTCTATTGCAGTCTTACCTACTCTGTCTTCTTTATTGATGAGGTCAGCCAAATTCTGAGCAGTAGTCACTTTATCAAAATCCGAGCGCCAATTTGTTGTACCTGTGCCCACCGTCAATGTTCCCACAGAGCCATTACCGGGGCTCAGATACAATGAATCTCCACTCAACACATTGTAATCTGAAACTTCTACACGCACTTCTGCAGATGCGACTTCACGATAATCATCCCCTTGCCATAACTCAAGCCTGAGCATCTGCTGTATATTACGGAACAATAGGGGCACTGTTCCAACATAATCAGTGTAATATCGACGCCTATAGGGCTTGTAAGTGTCGAAATTAAGGTATTCTGCGGTAACCATGTAAGGTCTCCAAGCATTGTGTGTTTTGTTATCAATGATATCTTGATAGCGCAAAATCAGATTCTCTACATGGCTCTTCTTCGGTCCACGGGTTTTACCATTCGTGAAAGGTGCTTGATTTTGCACATATGTATTATCAGCACTTTGATAATCTGAGGTAGAAAATGAACCTGTGAAATACAAAGCCACTCCATTAGCGCCCCCTTCAGCAATTGATGTGATTGTTTTCTCTATTCCCAATGCTTGAGCGTCACTGTAAATGAGGATGGTGTCATTAACTGAAAACCCAACACTGCGATAATCTGCACCTGTGACATATACTCTATCAGCCTCTGAATCAGCACTAACCGCAACTGCTTCGGCAGGTCCTATTTCCAATAACTCTCCTACCTTAGCAGCAGTGGTGTAAACCACTTCGGTGGGATATAATGGACGAACTTCTGGCTCGCCGGGACTAAACACTGTGGGCATTCACTGCCCTCACATCTGCTCTTGTTCTTCAAATGTTCTTCGTGTCTTAGGAGACATGTGCCTTCTTGCTTCTTCTCCCTGTCGACGTGCTGCTTGAAGTTCCAAATCAGCCCTCATTTGTGCTGGAACAGGTGGAGTAATCTGCTGCACTGTATCTTTTTCAGGTATTCCCTCTCCTCGGTATGGAGCATCACGGTTATACTCTGCTGCCATTTCTCCTCCAAACATTGCCGCTACAATTGATTTTGCTTGCGCTGGTGCCATTCCCTCTGCTACCAACTTATCAAATTTTTCTCTTCTTATTTGTGGTATCCCCGATTCCCCCGCAAAGAAAGATTGAGGTAATGCTTTGAGTAAAAAGTCCCAAGCGGCGGTTAATCCGAGAGCATGTGACTTCAGCATCTTTGTTTTCAAACCAAAATCAGTCAGTTTGGTCTGACCGGGGTCATCAGGTGCCTGAGCAGAACCAGAATCAGACGTGGAGGTATCTTCAGTTGATGATGACTGGGAAGAAGAGTCGTCCTCTCCGGCTCCGCTCAGACTGTGATGTGGGTATGCTTCTTGTACAGCGCTATTGGGGTCAGTTGTTTTTCCATCCCTATCAACAAATTTGACACCATGTTTTGAGTCTGGTCCTAACAATTCATCTATAGAGACTCCCATTCTATTAGAAACACGCCCAACTGTGAGATGTTGTCCTTTTTTGTGTGAGGGGTGGATATCTACCACGTTTTTATGCCATTTCCCTTTGTTGTTATTTCGCCAATGTATTGGCTGATTTTTCACTGTTGGNTTCCAACTCTTTGTTACTAATATCATTCTACTCATAATCTCGCCTCATCGTCTCGGTGNCCAAGGTTAAAATCCATAGCATGGGTACACCCACGACACTTATCTACCCAACAGAAATGAAGCAGCCCGCAATTTGTACACCTTGTGCCACTACCAATGTTGAGAACATCCTTAACTTTACTATATCGCTGCTTCTTCTTCGTGAACCAACCCGGAAGTGTGTCTCGCTCTCCCTCAGGGGCCACAGCGGCCCCCTGTGCTTCAGCCTGACGAATACCACGCTTCTGTAAGCGTTGGATGTCTTTCAGGTCAAATGTTGCTTGTTCCATTTCTATCACGTGTTATAGATTATAGTATAGGTGATTTCGCCACGAATGACATCAGATTCAAAAGCAAGTATTTTGGAATTGTCAGTGACNCCCCGCTCAGCCATTTCTTTGTTAAGTATTCCATCAAGTCCAACATATAATTCATCATTATCTGTTAATGCATGAAGAAGACCTCCACCAACGGCAATGGTATTAGCACCGCCAACAGCGGTAATTTTCCCCGCAAAAAGATAAGCACCTGCACTATTTTTGATATATATCTTGTAAAGAGCAGCCGCCGCTTTGAAAACTGTAGTGGCGTCGGTACCATCAACAGTCAGAGCACTTGTTAGACCCTTGGCATAGCCAGCGCTATTGTTGATAAAAATCCCTGACGGATGAGCCCTTACTGGTGGGTAAGTGAATGTGTATGCGTCAAGTGCCACAAAATCTCACCTCAACGCTGTCCCAAAGCCCACCAAGAGCCAGTGTTGCTGGCTACACAGTCGAGTACTATTTTGTTTGGGTTTGCATCGGTCACTATTGCGAATGCGCCATCGACTCCCCCACCTGTAACATCACCGAATGTATCTCCAGTGACCCCACAAGCGAAAATCTTGCTTAGGGTCTCTGATAGGTCTATTGTCCCTGTTGCAACGCTCGCCGCATTGAAAGTTCCAGTCATCATGAGCATGTTGCCCATTGCGTGTGTTCTTGTATCAATCGTGCTACTAAATGCCATGTTCCATCATTACTCCGTATTGTCCTCAACAGGTGTTGGATTTAGATGTTCCTCCACCAGTGAGAGTAATTTTGCCTTGGTTGTATAGGTCCTTGGGACTGAAATTTCTTTTTCAGACAACCATTCTCGAATGGCCGCACGGGTCCATTCACTATCAGGAATACCATCAGTATCTGAGGCGGGAGGGGCGGCTTCTTCGACCACTTCAACTGGCGCAGGAGGGGCATCTTTGACTTCTGCCCCCTCAATAAGCCAACATTCTGCACGAAGATGTACAGAGTTAGCCTCTACCCATTGTGCGGTGACTTCTCTCGGAACCCTCCGCAGCCATTCTCTACCATCAAAGGCATTACGAGAATACTGTGGACCAAGATATGTCACAGTGGCCATTTAGCCACCTCAACCTGCTATCAGGGTAATCAGCGTTGTGTCAGTCGCTCCACCAACAGTGAAACTCAGAGTACCTGACTCGTGTGCTACGACTGTAGCAGCGGCCAGAAGGGACTCATCGGTATCTGTATTGTTGATTAGAGAGACAACAGCGTAGATGTAGTTGAGGCTGCTATCATATGCTGCGACATCAAACACTTGGGTTGTTCCAGTGTCTCCAGTTACCATGCACGAGATAAGTCGTAGTTGGTGGCTGTCTTCAGTGGATTCGGTGTTTGTTGCTGTGAAAGAGTCTAGGTTTCCGGGGTACGCAGTGCCCGCAGGGCCACGCTGCCAGAGCGTGTTAGCCGCTACAGTTCCATCCGCATCTGGATAGTTGACAGGAGCACCATTATGGATACCAATGTCAAGATAGGTGGTCGTGACTGTCAGATTACTATGTGCCATTATTTTTCATCTCCATTTTTTTTTTCTATTTCTCCAGACCCTCACTGCAAGTCTCGAACGCTCCCCTGTGCCCCAAAGAAAGAGCACCAGATTTCGCCCATTGTTCGATAGAGACCTTCCTGACCAAGTCGGTTGATGCCGAATGGGTCACCAGTCTCAATACCGGACTCAAAGTACTGGGTTGGAATTGCTGTGCTGAACCAGAGATAATCTGTATCAAGATAGTAGATTCTACCGATTCCGTCACTTGTCATGTCCTTGGTTGGGATGATTGGGACACCATTGTAGGTAGCCACGATGAATCCGGCTTCGACACCGGGAACACCCTGTACACCATTGTAGGATGGAACCACTCTCTTCTCTTCCATGAAGCGCTGCTGGCTCTGGAGGAGTTGTTGGATTCTCATCAGCGTGTCGTATCCAGTCAGCATAACCTTAGGGTTGCCACCACGAGTCCAGAGTTGCTGGAAAAGATTGTCAAGGTGGTCAAGACTCAGAGTTCTGTTTGTGCTGGCTGAGTTTGCCTCATCTTCTGCGAAAGCCCACGTGTTTGCACTGCGGTCGATGCTGAAGATATCCTCATCGGCTGCGTTGTAGTGAGTGCCAGAGGTCATCGAGGTGTTTCCAGTTGTGATTCTGTCAAGGGACTCGAAATTGTTCCCAGCGACCGTGGTCACATCAGTCAGAAGCATCTTGTTCACCATCTCAGCGTGGTGCTTGCCCATTTCTTCCTTCATGACTGCTCGAATGTCACCCAGACCGTCGTCCTTGTCAGCGAGGAAGATGGCAGTCTCCGACATGTCGAAGGTGTGAGCCACCGTCTTTGGCTTGGCTGCAACATTCTGGAATGTTGGACGAACCGTGTCAGGAAGAGTTGCATTCTCTGCTACTCCACCGTGGACTGTTCCAGAGTTTGGCTTGGCTGTAATAACTCTCCAACCACTTCGGTCCCATGGCTTCTTCGGCAGAATGCTGAAGGCGTTGAATTCTTGGTTCAGTTGAGACCACACTTTGCGGCCATAGATGGCTTGGTAAGTACCTGCAGTGGTCGACAGCATTGGGCTGTCAGCCTTCAACAGTTCGCTACCGGAGTATGAGTACCCCATTGCGTTACCTGCACCATAGTAGTAGCGTTCCAAATCTGTGACTGTCCTTACGTAGTTTCGTGCCATTCTCAATCCCTCCTGATAACTTGGTTAGCAAGGTCATGAACTTCACTCCATGACATTCCTGCTAATTCTGCGCTCTCAGGGATTGGTATGTGGGAAGCACTCTCTCCGCCAGACTTCTGGATGGTGGTGCTCTGGGTTGATGAAAGATTATCAATTCTGTCAGAAAGACCAGAGATTGCCTTGGTGATGTCTGCAAGAGGTCCACGTGCATCAAAGTCTTGTCGAGCGGCCATTTCTTGTTCATNNCTCTGTTCTTTATTGAGTCTCTCAGCGAAGAAACCACCGAGGTTCTCTTTGAACTGCTGCTCAGTGGATGCTGCCNTGTAGACTTCGTAAGCCTTCTCGATGTCAGCGTCTGTAACCTCATTTGGGCTAAGGAAACCTTTCTTGGCCTGCATTGTATCACTTCCACCAAGTCCCATATTCTTGATAGCATTGGTTGAAGGCGAACCACTCTCTTGGGCCCGTCCTTTGACTTGTCCAGCGAAGTAGTCAGCGCCATCTATTGAATCTGGATTATCGAATCCACCGAGTTGTGCCTTCTCCATTGAATCTGGGTCAGCGAAGTGTGCTCGGGCCTTACCCACATCATAATTTGCAGATTTAGCGACACCCTCAAGGAAGTTAAGATATTCTTCACTGATGAACTCATCATCAGACTTCTTTGCGTCATCTTTGTCTTTCTTCTCGTCTTTCTTTTCATCTTTCTTCTCGTCAGCCGCCTCTTCTTTTGCTTCTTCAATGAAGGGAGGGGCTTTCTTTTCTACTTCGTCACTCTTTTCCATAGAATCGAGGCGAGTTTCCAGTCGATTGAGAACGTCAGATAGTTCGTCCAAGGCTGTCATATGCTCCCCCTTGCTAACGTCTTCCTTAATAATACGGAAGGTCGACTCTGGATTGATTCCTTTTTCACAAATTGTGACCTCATGGAGTTCCAGTTTGCTGATTTCACGATAATCTCCGTGCTTAGAATCAGATTTATTCATTCTTTTGAACGCTTGGCCACCGATACTAAATCCACGCAAATTTCCCTTTCTTATTTCTGAGGCAACCTCTCGTGCCTTTTCTATGTCATCTCGTAGTTGCACTACTACAAACATACCAACATCATCAACTTCCGACTTCCAAACCTTACCTTGACTATCTATGTATTCAGGAACGACACTACCAACTTGTATATTGGAGTGAGCCAATTGCACATTACTATACTCAGGGGCGGCCATATATTTCTTGAAAGCATCACGCAATGCTTCACGTGTAATAAGGTCACCCTGTTTATCGACTAACTCCACACTGGCGTAACCAGCAACCACAAGGTCATCGGATTTCAACAATTGAATATCTTGCAAGGGCACTCGCATGTCTAACATAATATCATATGTGCGCAAAACTCTCATCTATTTAATACGGA